ACTAATTAAAATCAGCTATGAAAACGCAGAACACCCAACAGTATCGGGTAGGGAACTTCACAAGGCTTTGGAAGTAGAAACCAGATATAATGATTGGTTCAAAAGAATGTGTGAATACGGTTTTTCGGATAATGAGGACTTTTACTCAATTTTGAGTAAAACATCAGAAGGCGGCAGACCGAGTACCGATCACCAACTTACAATCCCAATGGCAAAAGAGATCTGTATGTTGCAGAGAAGTGAAAAAGGAAAGCAGTTCCGCCAGTACTTCATAAGAGTTGAAGAAGCTTGGAACAGTCCCGAAATGATTATGAAAAGGGCTTTGGAAATTGCTAACGAAAAGGTGAAAGTTCTGCAAGTAAGTGTTTCACAGCTTACTGTTGATAAACAGATAATGCAACCGAAAGCTGATTACTTTGATGAACTCGTGGACAGAAATCTGTTAACGGGAATAAGAGAAACAGCTAAGGAACTTAAAGTCAAGCAAAATACTTTTGTGAATTTCCTGCTTGATAAAAAGTATCTTTACAGAGATAAAAAGGGCAAGCTTATGCCATATGCAAAGCCAATGGAGAACGGCTTGTTTGAAATCAAGGAGTTTTCTAATGAGAAAACAGGTTTTTCAAGCACGCAGGTGTTTATTACACCTAAAGGAAAAGAAACGTTTAGGCTGTTATTGCTTTAATGTCACTTGCGGAGATGTTCGACTGTTCGGTTGACTATCTTCTCGGCAAGACAAGAAACCCGACGCCATATCCTAAGGCGTGAGGGGGCAGGTGATTAAAGAGGGGTGAGAGAAACGTGGAAAAGAAAATTACTGCTACTCCAAGAGGGTGTGACAGTGCCAGGATTGAACAGGTGATCGTAACAAGAGCCTTGAAAGGTGCAGGAACAGAAAATGACCCCTGTAGAGAGGTCATTCAGTATTGGACTCTTGACGGAAAATTGCTCTGCGAAAAGGATTAATCAAGCTTTTAAAAGGAGGTACAAGAATGAAACTGTACAAGGTAACGACGATAAGTGACTTTAATGTCAGAGAGGTGTTCACAGTTCATGCAGATAGCAAGCGTGAAGCTATCATGAAGGCATATGACACGAACATGGACGGAAATATCGTTGCAATCGAGGAGGTGGACTAAATGCTCAGAGTGATATCATCGGTAGAAGCGGTGGAACGGCTGAAAGCCGCAGGCTTCAACACCAACGTGAACAGGCTGAACGCAGGACTCAGACAGGGCGTGTATCCTTTCGGCTGTGCCATTAAGCTTAACGAGTATGTGTATGAGATATACTCAACGCTGCTTGACAAGTGGATAGCAGAGAGATCAGAAAGGACGTGAGAAAATGATAGCCGTACTAGAGATAATCAGATGTGCCGCAGCGGTAGCGCTCGTTGTGGTGCTTGCAATGTATGTAGCATACAGGTGGTATGTAAGCGTAAAAGAAAATGCCTACGAGGAAGCTGAGGAGAGCATTAAGCGTGCAGTGAGAGAAGCAGGCAGACCCATAGTCAAGATCGAGATACAGACGAAAGGAAAGTGGTAAAATGTTGTTCATAGTGGGTATCATAGCGGCGGCTATAGTGGTGCTGTCGGCACTGTATGGCGTCGTAGCGTTGATGATAGAATACAGACACTGGGAAAATGAATTTGAGGAGGAGGATAACGATGATAACGAAAGAGGAGTTTGAAAAGGCGGTGGAGTGCTGTACAGGATTTACTGTTAGTTGCGAAAATTGTCCGCTAAGCGAAAAAGATTTTAAGTGTGGTGTGTATTTGGCAGAGTACCTAAAAGAAAACGAGCCTGCACCTGCGGCAACAGGCACAAGCTCGGAGGTGGTATCAAAAGATACCGATAACATACAAATTGATGATAGCACAAAAGAACAGATTTGTCAAGCATATGATACCGCAGACAAAGCCTGTACAGATATACTCGATATCTACGAAGGAATGCCGGCATGTGAGCGTAGAGCTTTTGATATCGGAGAAGTGTACGGAAAAATATGCAGCACAAGGGATAAGCTTGAAAATATGAGAGGAGAGAACTAAAATGTCAGTAAAAATAAACTCGCTTGAATTTGAGAACGTAAAGAAAATAAAAGCCGTACAGCTTGAGCCTGCAAAGAATGGACTTACTGTTATCGGCGGTAAGAACAGGCAGGGCAAGACCTCTGTCCTTGACGCTATCGCTTGGGCACTTGGGGGAGACAAGTATAAGCCGTCCTCTCCTCAGCGTGAGGGGTCTGTTGTCGAACCGCACTTGAAGATCACCCTCGACAACGGTATAGTAGTGGAGCGTTCGGGTAAGAACAGCTCCCTCAAAGTCACCGACAGCACAGGCAAAAAAGGCGGTCAGCAGCTTTTGAACAGCTTCGTTGAACAGTTTGCACTTGACCTGCCTAAGTTCATAAATCAGTCAAGCAAGGAAAAAGCTTCAACTCTGCTGAAAATAATAGGAGTGGGTGATACGCTCTACCAGCTTGAGCATAAGGAACATTCCCTCTATGATCAGCGTACCGCTATCGGCAGGATAGCAGACCAGAAGTCTAAGTTCGCAAAGGAAATGCCTGTGTACGCAAACGTCCCTGCCGAGCCTGTTTCGGCTTCGGAGCTTATCAGACAGCAGCAGGATATACTTGCTCGCAACGGTGAAAATCAGCGTAAGCGTGATCAGAAAAAATACTACGAAAAGCAGTTGGAACTTGCTAAGTCCGCCTATGAACGTGCAAAAGCAAGCTATGAAGCGGCAGCGAACAACTTCAAGCTTGCAAGTCTTGACGCACAAGACCTTGTGGACGAAAGCACAGCGGAGCTTGAAAAGAATATCTCAGATATCGAGGAGCTGAACAAGAAGATAAGAGCAAATCTTGACAGGGAGAAAGCTGAGATAGACGCTGAGGACTACCGCTCACAGTATACATATCTCACTGAGCAGATAGAGGGCGTAAGGCAGGCTAAAACTGACTTGCTCAAAAATGCCGACCTGCCCCTTGAGGGGCTTTCAGTTGAGGACGGAGAGCTGCTGTATAACGGGCATAAGTGGGACAGTATAAGCGGAGCAGAACAGCTTATCGTCGCTACCTCTATCGTGAGAAAGCTCAACCCTGACTGCGGCTTTGTCCTGCTGGACAAGCTTGAACAAATGGATACCGACACCCTTGATGATTTCGGCAAGTGGCTTGAAGCACAGGGCTTGCAGGCGATAGCCACAAGAGTTTCCACAGGTGACGAGTGCAGTATCATTATCGAGGACGGCAGGTCGATGGACAACGAAAAAGAAGAAAACACAGAAACGAAAACTTGGAAAGCAGGTGCATTTTAATGTATGAGATAACATCAGGAGTTGTAAGCTCCGCACAGAAAGTCGTGATATATGGTCCTGAGGGCATAGGCAAATCCACCTTTGCGGCTCAGTTCCCCGACCCTGTATTTATTGATACAGAGGGCAGCACAAAGAAGCTGAACATCAGACGTTTCCCTAAGCCGTCAAGCTGGGAAATGCTCAAAAACGAGGTAAAGGAAGCTATGAACGGCAGGCTCTGCAAGACCCTTGTCATTGATACATTTGATTGGGCTGAACAGCTTTGCATTGAAACGATCTGCTCGGCACATCAGAAGAAAGGCATTGAAGATTTCGGCTACGGCAACGGCTATGTTTACGAGAAAGAGGAGATAGGCAAGTTTCTTAATCTCTTGCAGGAGGTAGTTGACAGCGGTATCAACGTTGTGCTTACGGCTCACGCTCAGATGAGAAAGTTTGAACAGCCTGACGAGCTTGGTGCTTATGACCGTTGGGAGTTAAAGCTCGGCAAGAAAACTTCTTCTCAGATATCGCCTCTTGTGAAAGAGTGGGCAGATATGGTGCTGTTTGCAAACTACAAAACATATGCAGTAGCTGTGGATAAGGACGGCAAGAAGTTCAAGGCTCAGGGCGGCGACCGTGTTATGTACACCACACATCACCCTTGCTGGGACGCTAAAAATCGTGACGGACTTCCGTCTGAAATGCCTTTTGAGTATAGTGGCATAGCTCACCTGTTTGCGTATACACAGCCTGCTGAAATGCCTAAGCCTGTGCCGATGCCAAGACGTGTGCAAGAGCAGCTTGCACAGCCGAAAGCAGCACCGCAGCCACCTCATAAGACATCAAACGCAGTGACATTGCAGCAGGCTCAGCCGACAGCTGCACCAAAGGCAGAAGAACCCCTTACAGATCTCAGCGGCTTTGAGGACGTTGCACCACCGCCTATCGTTATCCCTGATGGCATACCGAAAGCACTTGCAGACCTTATGAGAGCCAACAACGTAAGCGAATCGGATATACGTCTTGTGGTATCGCAGAGAAACTATTTCCCTTATGATACTCCTATCACAAACTATCCTGACGACTTCGTGCAGGGCTGTCTGATAGGCGCTTGGGAGCAAATGCTGCCGCTTATTAGAGAAAATCAGAAAGTACCATTTTAAAAGGAGGACAACACTATGGATAATTTTATGGAATACGGCTGGGAAGATGAGATAGTCAACGAGGGTGGGGACTTTGTTCTGCTCCCTGAGGGGGACTATGACTTCACCGTTGCAAAGTACGAACGTGCAAGACACGAGGGGTCGGCAAAAGTGCCGCCCTGCAATATGGCAAAGGTCACATTCACCATTTGGGGTGCAGAGGACAGCGTGGAGATAACAGAAAACTTCTTCCTCTGCAACAAGTTTGAGTGGAAGCTCTCAGCACTTTTCCTGGCTCTCGGGCTAAAAAAGCATGGCGAGCCGCTGAAAATGAACTGGAACGCTATCACAGGCAAAAAGGGCAAGTGTCACGTCTACGTTGACAACTACAAGAACAAGGACGGTGAGGACAGGCAGTCCAACAAGATAAAGAAGCTTTATGCCTATGACGAGAATGTGACTACCGTTCAGCCTGCTCAGACGCAGACACCACAGTATAGTCAGCCTGCTCAGACAGGGGGCTGGAAAGCCGGTGCGTTCTGATGATGAATTTAAGACCATACCAAAACGAGGCTAAGCTTGCTATACTCGAACAATGGTCTGAGGGAATAAACAAAGTCCTTGCAGTTCTGCCCACAGGAACGGGAAAGACAATACTTTTCTCGGCTGTTACGGAAGAATGTGTGCGGCAGGGTAAGCGTGTGCTTATCCTTGCCCACAGGGGCGAGCTGCTCGACCAGGCGGCGGACAAGCTTATGAAGTCAACAGGGCTTGGCTGTGCCACCGAGAAAGCAGAGCAAAGTTGTTTAGGCTCATGGTATCGTGTGGTAGTAGGCTCAGTTCAGACCCTTATGCGTGAGAAAAGGCTCAAAGGCTTTTCGGAAAATTACTTCGATACCATAATAATTGACGAGGCTCATCACGCTATCTCAGACGGCTATCAGAGAGTGCTTGACCATTTTCCAAAGGCACAGGTACTTGGTGTGACGGCTACACCTGACAGGGGCGATATGAAGAATTTAGGCTCGGTGTTCGACAGCCTTGCATATGAATACACCCTGCCACAGGCTATCAAAGAGGGCTATCTTTCACCTATCAAGGCTATCACCATACCGCTGAAACTTGACCTTTCGGGAGTTTCAACTCAGGCAGGAGATTTCAAGGCAAGTGATATCGACACGGCACTTGACCCATATCTTTATCAGATAGCTGATGAAATGCTCAAATACTGTAAGGAACGCAAGACAGTTGTGTTCCTGCCGCTTGTCAAGACCTCTCAGAAGTTCCGTGATATCTTTATCAGCAAAGGTTTCAACGTCGCTGAGGTCAACGGAGAAAGCACAGACAGAGCGGAGATACTTGAAGCTTTCGACAAGGGCGAATACAATGTGCTGTGCAACTCAATGCTCCTCACAGAGGGCTGGGACTGTCCGTCAGTTGACTGCGTTATCGTACTAAGACCAACAAAAGTGCGTGGACTTTACTGTCAAATGGTAGGCAGAGGCACAAGACTCTGCGAGGGCAAGAGCGAGCTTTTACTGCTTGACTTTCTGTGGCATACAGAACGCCACGAGCTTTGCAGACCTGCACACCTTATCTGTCAGAACGAAGAGGTCGCAGAGAAAATGACCGAGAACCTTGCCAATGAGGCAGGCTGTGCAGTAGATATCGAAGAGGCAGAAAAACAGGCAAGCGAGGACGTTGTGGCACAGCGTGAAGAGTCTTTGGCAAAGCAGCTCAAAGAAATGAAAACACGCAAGCGAAAGCTCGTTGACCCTTTGCAGTATGAAATGTCAATACAGGCTGAGGACTTGTCCTCTTACGTTCCTGCTTTTGGCTGGGAGTGTGCTCCTGCTACCGACAAGCAGAAAGCAAAGCTTGAAAAGCTGGGCATTTTTCCTGACGATATAGACAACGCAGGCAAGGCAAAGCTTATCCTTGACCGCCTTGAAAAGCGCCGCAATGCAGGACTTACCACTCCAAAGCAGATAAGGCTGCTTGAAAGCAAGGGCTTTGAGCACGTTGGCTCTTGGAGCTTTGACAGTGCAAGCAAGATGATAGCCCGTATCTCTGCCAATGGTTGGAGAGTGCCGAGAGATGTCGACCCGAAAACATACACACCTGAGAACTAAGGAGGAGTGAATGGATAACACAAATTTGCTTAAAATGCTTGAATACATAGACCCTGCAAGCTGTGATTATCAGGAATGGGTCAATGTGGGAATGGCTCTCAAACACGAGGGCTATTCCGTGAACGATTGGGACAGTTGGTCGAGGTCAGACAGCCGTTATCACAGCGGTGAGTGTGAACACAAGTGGCAAGGCTTTAACGGCAATGCTCAGCCCGTGACCGCAGGAACTATCGTGCAAATGGCAAAGGAAAGAGGATACAGCCCCCATGAGTTTAAGGCATACGATTGGGACGGCGAGATAGTTGCAGAAGAAAGCAGTCCCCTTGTAAACGGCGGTGAGGGCATACCGATCACCGAGCCTGCCCAATGGGAGCCTGTCAAGGAGATAGTCACCTATCTTGAAACACTCTTTGAGGCAGGAGAGAACGTGGGCTATGTTACGCAAACGTGGGAAACAGAAAAGGACGGCAAGACCAGGTATCTGCCCACAAAGGGGTGCTGTGACAGGACGGCAGGGGAGCTTATCAAGAGGCTTGGCGAATGTAACGGCGACATTGGTGCGGTGTTTGGCGACTACAAGGAAGAAGCCGGAGCATGGATCCGCTTCAATCCTCTTGACGGCAAGGGCGTAAAGAACGAGAATGTAACAGACTACCGCTATGCTCTTGTTGAAAGCGACAGTATGCCTATAGAACAGCAGAACGCTGTGATGAGAGAGCTTGAACTTCCTATCGCTGTGCTTGTATACAGCGGTGGAAAGAGCGTTCACGCTATCGTCAAGATAGACGCTCCCAACTATGATGAATACCGCAGGCGTGTTGATTTTCTTTACAAGGTCTGCAAAGAGAGCGGCCTTGACATAGATAAACAAAACCGCAATCCCTCACGTCTTAGCCGTATGCCAGGCGTAACGAGGAACGGCAAGAAACAGTTCATCATTGACAAGAACATAGGAAAAGAAAGCTTTTCAGAATGGAAAGATTACATAGAAAGTATCAATGATGATCTCCCTGACCCTGAGAGCCTGAGTGCTGAGTGGGATAACCTGCCTGAGCTTGCACCACCACTTATTGACGGTGTTCTCAGACAGGGTCACAAAATGCTCATTGCAGGTCCGTCAAAGGCAGGCAAGTCTTATGCACTTATCGAGATGTGCGTGGCGATAGCTGAGGGTGTCAAGTGGTTTGGCTGGCAATGCACCAAAGGCAAAATACTATACGTCAACCTAGAGCTTGACAGAGCATCTTGTCTGCACCGTTTCAAGGACGTGTACACCGCAATGCACCTAGAGCCTGAAAACCTCAACAGCATAGACATATGGAACTTGCGAGGTCACAGCGTACCAATGGACAAGCTTGCACCAAAGCTTATACGCCGAGCAAGCAAGAAGAATTACATTGCCGTGATAATAGACCCTATCTACAAGGTCATAACAGGTGATGAGAACTCAGCAGACCAAATGGCGCACTTTTGCAACCAGTTTGACAAGGTATGCACAGAGCTTGGCTGTGCGGTCATATACTGCCACCACCACTCAAAGGGAGCGCAGGGCGGTAAGCGTTCAATGGACAGAGCCAGCGGTTCAGGAGTATTCGCCCGTGACCCTGACGCACTTCTTGACCTTTCAGAGCTTGACATTTCAGACAGCCTTTACAAGCAGCAGGAGGACGAAGCTGTTTGCCATATCTGTGAGAACTGGATGAGGAGATTTTACAGAAATACTGATGACCTTTGTTCACAGGACGATCTTGTTACGCCGTCAAAAATGCTTGAGATAACGCACAAGTACCTGCACCCGAACTCATACAAGCTTATGATGGCCGACATAGACAAGGCTAAGCTTGCAGTAAGAAACCGCACGGCATGGCGTATAGAGGGTACTCTGAGAGAGTTCCCGAAGTTTGCACCTCTCAATATGTGGTTTGATTATCCTGTTCACAGAGAGGATACTGTGGGTGTGCTTAAAGACTGCGAGGTAGAGGACAGCGCACCGAATTGGAAGAAAAATTTCAGCAAGAAAAAGACCAATGAGGACCGCAGCAAGGAACGCAAGGAGAGCATTGAAACGGCTTTCAGCGGTGTGCAGGAGAACGGCAAGTGCCGCATTTCTGAGTTGGCGGAGTACATAGGAAAGAGTGAAAAGACCGTTGGAAGATACCTCAAAGAGCATGGTGGCTTTTGGATAGAAGAGGGAGAATGCGGCTTAAAAGCTCAGTAGACAGACAAGACAAAATCGAATTTTTGAACTTTAGACAGACAAGAAAAAATCGAGAAAGTGTCAGGACAAAATCGAATTATTTTTCTTGTCGGACAATATCGAAAATTACCGAGTTTGTCAGACGGACAGACAAATCTATTATTATAAACAATACTTTTTGTCGGGGGCTGAAACTGCCCCGACGAAAAAGTAATCAGAATAATGACGCACGAGAGGAGCACACGCAGATGAAAGCAACAAGAAGTAAGGCAAGGCAAGACGTTGTTAATGCAGCTAAGAAAATGCCACCGCTTTTTCATAAGCTGCCTAATGAAGATTTCGACTATCGAAAATCACGCACGCTTTGGTGGCTCGTGAAACAGCCACAAGTACTCAAATACATTTGGGATATGGTCAAACAGTCGGGAGCATTGGTGTATGATGACAAGTCACACAAGTGGCACGGAGTAGATTTCAAATGCGAGGAGGAAGATGATGACTGAATTTTTTATGGCAATGATACCGCCGACAGCTTCGGCGCAGGAACACAAGGTGGCAGTAAGAAACGGCAAGCCAATATTTTATGACCCACCCGATGTCAAGGCGGCAAAAGAAAAGCTAATAGCAAATCTTTCTAAGTATAGCCTTAACACTCCATACCGTGAGGGCGTATGGCTGATAACAAAGTGGTTATTTCCAAATGACGGCAAACACAAGGACGGAGAGTACAAGATCAGCAAGCCTGACACAGACAACCTGCAGAAGATGTTCAAGGACTGCATGACAAAGCTTGACTTCTGGACAGACGACCAGCTTGTGGCGAGTGAGATATGCGAAAAGTTCTGGGCGGACATACCCGGCATTTATGTGAGGATAGAGGAGCTATGACGATACACGAAGTAAAGAAAAGTCTTGGACGCAGGGTGAGCTACAACGGCTCCGATTGCTACGAACTGACAGGGTGCATTATCCGCAAGAGCAGCAAGACGGGTCAGTTCTTCTATCAGGCAGAGATCGCTGACAAGACTTGCGGCAATACGTTGGTGTATTGCAGGCTGGAAGAGTTGAGGTGCGAGGAGGCAAAAGAATGAAAACACATAATCTGAAACTTAGCATAGAATTTTGTGACGCTGTTCTGAGCGGTGAGAAAACTTTCGAGGTCAGAAAGAATGACAGAGGTTTTCAGACGGGAGATCTGATAAGATTTATACCGACTGACGGAACGTCTTATTGTAGCTCAGACGGCACAGTAAGAGAACACGCAAAACATGAGATATCAGGACATACATACAAGATAACATATATCCTCAACGGCTGGGGAATAAAGAATGGGTATGTTGTGCTGGGAATTAAGGAGTATAGACAAACTGAGGAGGTATAACAATGTCAAGATATATTGACGCAGAAAAGTTAAAGTGTTCTATTGATTCGGAAACAGACAGCATATTTGATTGGGATATGACCATAGAAGAACTTTATTATAACCTGTGCAAACTGATTGATGATGAACCTACCGCAGACGTGCAGGAGGTCAAGCGTGGAACATGGGAGAATACAAACACACCTAATCAGCTTAGATGCAATAATTGTGAAATCATTCACTTTATAGCTCAGTATCCACACGGTGAGATAAATTACTGCCCTAATTGTGGCACAAGAATGGACGGTGTTGCTAATGGCTGACCCAATGACCATGTCACGCCTGAAAGCCTACCGCAGGAACGCCTCAGCCATTGAGGACATCAAGGCGGAGCTTTCAGGCAAGTACGTTGCCGACACTATCAGCGTATGCACACCGCCGTCCTACACACCACACAGCACACGCATAGACGGCTTTCTACCAAGCGGTGATACACTTTCATTGCTGTGCGAGCAGGCACGGCTAGAGCGTGAGCAGAGGTCTGTGGAGGAGTTTATCAAGGGGATAGAGGATAGACAAATGAGAAAGATATTTGTACTCAGGTTTGTAAAAGGCTTTACTTGGATACAGATAGGACACAAGGTCGGAGGTACGGCGGACGGCTGTAGAATGGCAGTCAAAAGATATTTGAAAAAATAATCAAGTGTGTTCGTTTTGTTCGTTTTAGGTGTGCTATAATTTAAACTGAGGAAAGTGTAGATGTACCTCAGACTTGTACTTTCATTGAAGTCACCTCCAATTTTCTAAGCCCCGTAAGGGGCTTATGCAGGTCGAGAGCGAGCCAGCTCAACATCTGCTCCAACATTTACAAAACTCCTTATAATATTTTCACAAGGGCGGCTGCATTTTGCGGTCGCTTTTGCGTTGTGTCGCAAAAGGTTCATAAATGTCGAATTTTTGATATAATGCATAAAAAATACAATTGTGTTTTATGCAATGTAGAGAACTTAGAATTAAAAACTTGATTTGATTAATTTTTTGTGGTATTATGTACGCAACGGGGGTGATAAAATGGAAAATAAGTCAATTCGAATATTCATGCATCCTTATGATGTTAATGGCAATGAACTTAAACTTAAAGATTATTCATACCGTGCCGGAGATGAAGACTGTACATCTTTGGATTATGGATTTTTTGAAGATTTAATATTCGGAGAGGATGATTGCAAAATTAATATGTATAATTCTGCAACCCATATCTCAATGATGAACGGAAAAACTTATAGGGTAACCAAAAGAGTATTTCAACCTTGTATTCCATGTATGCTAGAATTATACATTCAAGAAATTGAGTAACTAAAGAGAATGTTTTCAATAAGAGAGTACAGATTTGTGCTCTCTTTTATTATCCCCTAAAGAAAGGACGGTGCCCTCATGACAGCACGGCAAAAGAAATTTGCAGAATACTATGCTCAGAGTGGCAACACCGTTCAGAGTGCTATAAAGGCAGGATACAGTGAGAAGTATGCGAAAGCTGACGCCTGCAAAATCCTAGATAATCCTAGTGTTGCGGAGTATATCCGTGAATTGTCCGAGAAAGCTCAGGACGAGCGTATAATGACCGCAAAGGAGAGGCAGGCACTCTTGTCTGATATCGCTAAGGACGGCAAGAATGACCCTGCTGACCGTATCAGAGCCGTCGATACCCTCAATAAAATGACAGGAGAGTATGTGGCTAAGATACAGGCGGAGGTCAAGACCTCTGAAAAGCTTTCAGACGTTTTCGCTCAGATAGGCGGTGAGGGGCTAAATGAGTGAACTCATTGCGAGTAAGTTTCCTCTGTCGCAGAAGTATATGGACTTCATCAACAGCGTTCGGGGCGTGTCTGCGGACTTCCTTGAGGGGACTACCGCAAGCGGCAAAACAACTGTGGGCGCAGGCATAAAGTTCATGCGTATGGTGTCGGCAAGCAGGAAAAAGCTTCACGTCATTGCCGCTAAGACTACGGGAAAGGCTGAGGAAACTATCATTCAGCAGGATAACGGCATTCTTGACCTGCACACCAATGCTCGGTACTTCGGCAACGGTGATAAGGACTACAAACTGCCGCATATCAAGTTTGAGGGCAAGATAATCTATGTTCTGGGATATGACAACAAGGATAAGTGGGAAATGGTGCTGGGCGCTCAGTTCGGCTGTGTGTATATCGACGAGATAAATACCGCCGATATCGAGTTTGTCCGTGAGATGTCAACCCGTAACGATTACCTTATGGCGACCCTCAACCCTGACGACCCCTCACTACCTGTGTACAAAGAATTTGTAAACCGCTCACGTCCGTATAGTAAGTACGCCTGTGACGTGCCTGCGGAGATAATGAAAGAGCTTACAGAAGAACCTGTACCCAATTGGCGGTACTGGTTCTTTACTTTTCGTGATAATCTTTCACTTACTGATGAGGATATCAAACGGAAAATGGCTGCCGCTCCGAAAGGCACAAAGCTGTATAAGAACAAGATACTCGGTCTGAGAGGACGTGCAACAGGGCTTGTGTTTGACCTGCAAAAGCGAAATATCTTGACAGCAGAGCAGGCGAAAGCTTTCAATTATGTGTACTTCTCAGCCGGACTTGACACCGCTTACTCGCAATCCTCACCTGATACCATAGCATTCACCTTTGTGGGCATAACGGCTGACAGAAAATGCGTTACTCTTGACGAGGAAGTGTATAACAATCGTGACAGACAAGTGCCTCTCACACCCTCTGACATACCAAAGATATTTACAGTATTCTTGGAGAAAAACCGCAGGACGTGGGGCTTTGCACGAGATGTGTATATCGACAGCGCAGATCAGGCGACCATACTTGAATGTCAGAAGTTCGGGCGGCTCACAGGCAGCATATATAATTTTATCCCGGCATTCAAGAAAACGAAAATAATCGACCGAATACACTTGCAGTCAGCTTGGCTGGCGGCAGGTGATTTTTATATCCTTGAGCATTGCAAGGAGTACGTAGGCGAGCTTAACATATACAGTTGGAAAGAGGATAATTCTGAGCCGGAGGACGGCAACGACCACCTTATCAATTCCTGTCAGTATGCCTGGCTGCCGTATCGTGACAAGATAGGAAGTGTGAAGATTGACTAAATTCAGCATAGGAAGCAAGGTGAAAAATATGATAAGAAACTGGCTTGATATCCAGCCTGCACCCGAATACAGCATAACTATTACAGAGAAAACAGGTTTTATGACAGATGTGATAAGGTCGCAGCTTTGGTATCGTGGTGACGCCGCAGAGCTTTCACAGTTCTTTCGTCAGCTTAACTTAGGCACAAATTCATTCTGGAGCAGCGTCCCTGAGAATGAAAAGATACGCAAGATACATAGCGGCCTGCCTGCAATAATCGCCGATACACTTTCATACATTGTCTATTCTGATATGGACGATATCAAGGTCACAGGGGACAAAGCAAAGGCTGACTTTGATAATATTTCCGAGCATATAGACTTCACAGAGCTGACAGGCAAGGCGATAGTTACCGCCCTTGTTGACGGCGACGGAGCTTTCAAGATATCTGTCGATACTGAGCTTTCTGATACGCCAATAGTCGAGTTTATCGGTGCTGACAAAGTGGAGTATAACTTTGTACGAGGTCTGCTGAACGAGGTCGTTTTTCATTCTGTGCATTATGCAGGCTCGAAGAAATTTCACCTTGAAGAGCATTACGGCAAGGGGTACATAGAAAGCCGTCTGTATGACGATAACGGTCACGAGGTCGGTTTGGACAACGTGCCTTGCCTTGCACAGATACCGCCCCGAACTGAGTTTGAGGGCGAGTATATAATGGCTGTGTCGCTGAAATTCTTTTCATCACGAAAGTATCCAAACAGAGGCAAGAGCATTTTTGACGGTGGTAAGTCTGATTGCTTTGACGCTTTGGACGAGGTGATCTCACAATGGTGGGACGCTATCAGAGCAGGCAGGGTAAAGCAGTATATCCCCGAAAGCATGATACCTAGAGATCCTGCAAGCGGTAAGCTTAAAGCGCCTAACCAGTTCGGCAACAGTTACATAAGCATTGACCCACCGCTTTCGGCAGAGGGTGCAGCGCCTAAGATAGAAGTAGTTCAGCCTGATATCAAGTATGAAGCGTTTGTGGCAAGCTATACAAATTGCCTGCTTATGTGTCTGCAAGGGCTTGTATCTCCTGCCACGCTGGGCATAGATGTGGGCAAGATGTCAAGCGCAGACGCTCAGCGAGAGAAGAAAGACGTCACAGGCAACACCCGAAACACTATCACAACGGCTCTTGAAAAGGCTCTGCCACAGCTTGTTTCTGCGGTGCTTATGACCTATGACAATATGCAGGGCAAAGCCCCTGAGACTTATGAGGTGACAGTTGACTTTGGCGAGTACGGTGCGCCTGACTTTGACAGCAGAGTTGAGACTGTGGGCAAGGCAAGCACGTATGGTATTATGTCAGTTGAAACGCAGGTGGAGGAGCTGTGGGGCAGTTCTAAAGAGGACGATTGGAAAGCTGCAGAGGTCAAGCGGATAATGCAGGAAAAGGGGCTTACAGAGGGTGAGCCTACTGCGGTAGGTGATGAGTACGCTTAATTTTAAGGACATAGCCAAAATATTTGAGGAGATAGAGCTAAGGCTCATATCTTCGCTGAAACGCAATCTTAAAAGGCACAAGGCGGAGGAACAGCGTTACGGCTTTGAATGGTCTGCTTGGCAGGCTGAGAAACTGAAAAATATGGAGAACTTCCGCCGTGAAAACCTCGACATTATGAACGAGTACGTTGACGTTATCGACGATCAGACAAGACAGCTTATGACGGAGCAGTTTCAAGAGGGTCAACAGCAGGCACAAAGGAGCGTCCAGGAGCTTTCTGACGAGCCTATAACACCTATCCCCGACAAGCATTTCTTTGGCGTGAACGAAAAAAAATGGCAAAGCTTATGGAAGACGTCACCACCCTTGAAAAGACCGCTGAAACAGCCGCTCTGCGAATGACAGACGATATTTACAGGCAGACTTTGAATAGGGTACAGCTTGCAATGGGAACAGGCTCTATGACGCTTAACGAGGCTATCGACCTTGCCACAAGGGATTTTCTCGACAAGGGCATAAACTGTATCGTATACGCTGACGGCAAGCGAGTGAACATTGCCGACTATGTGCGAATGGCTCTGCGGACAACTTCCACAAGAGCAAAGTTACAAGGAGAGGCGAAACGCTTTGCAGAGCTTGGCTATGATACTGTACTTGTGTCGCAGTATGGCGGCTGTTCAAAGACCTGTGAGCCTTGGCAAGGTCAAGTATACATTGATGATGTATTCACGGTATGGGAGGGGGAAAAGGACGAGTTTCAAGGCAAGTCAAATTACTGCGGTGAGTGGTTTTGGCTGCTGTCATACGCCGTAAAGAACGGGCTTTTCCACCCCAACTGCCGTCACACAATGACGCAGTATATACACGGCAGAACGCAGATACCTGAGCCGATACCGGCGGAGAAGATAAAAGAGCAGCGAGAGCTTGAGCAAAAACAGCGTGCAATGGAGCGGAAAGTCCGCAAGCTAAAACGCTTTGCGGCAGGCACTCTCGACCCCGACACAGCAAAAGCCTACCGCAAGAAAGTAAGGCAGGCACAGCAGGAATTGAAAGCCCTTATAAACGCTAACAGCGAAGTTCTGCGGAGGGATTATTCTAGGGAGAAAGTGTATGGCGGCTTGACAGAAAAGGAAAAAGATGATAAAATTGAATTAACAACATCTAACGGAATTGGTGTAACGAAATTTTCAAAACATATGGAAGAGCGAGCTTCCGAAAGAAAGGTTTCTGTAAATGATATAAAAGATGCACTTATAAACCCGCTGTATATTGATGAAATTAAAATTGATAGTTTGGGCAGACCAAGCCAACGATTTATTGGTGAGAAAGCAACTGTTAATGTAAATCCCCAAACTGGAATTATCGCAACTATATGGAAAACAGGCAAGAACAAAATCAACAAGTACAAAAGGAAGTGATTATAATGTCAGAAAAACAAAAAGAGTTTCTTGTTTCTATTGGTATTGACCCAAATGATGAACTTGATGTCATAGAAGATAAAGTTGGTGATTACCTGACTTTGAACTGTTTGGATGAAAATTATAATCCAAATGAAGAAGGCTTGATGTGCGAAAGTATTTTGGATTATATCGGTCAGTTATAAATCTAACCGCTCCGCTACGGCGAGGCGGTATTTTTATACCCAAACATCGGAACTAAGCACCTTAACGGGTGCTTTTTTCATACACAAATTTAAGAAAGCGAGGTCAGAAAATGGACGAGAAAAAGAAACTCCCTGATGAGGAGGAGAAGAAAACTCCCGATACTCACGAGGAGAAAAAGGACGAGTCAAAGGCTGAGGAAAAGCCTGCGGACAAGGCAGATGAGAACTCTGCCGACAAGGAACAGCCTGCGGTGGACGATAGTCAGGCTGACGAGAACGGTGAGGGTGCCGACAAGCCTGCGGAAGATAAGCAGGAACAGCCAAGCGAGGATAAGTCCGACAAGCAGGACAGTGCAGAGAACGCACCTGATGAAAAGGACCAGGAGATACTCAGGCTCAAAACTCAGATAGCCGCTATGCAGCTTGGTATCAAGCCCGACTGTATCGAGGACGCCGTTGCGGTGGCTGAAAGCTATGTGAGAAACGGCAGTCAGCAGGATATCAACGCCGCCCTTTCTGCGGTGGTGAAGAAGTATCCGGATATGAAAGGCGAGGGCGGCAAAAAGTCCGACGGCAAAAAGCAGGGCGGTTTCAAGGTCGGTGCAGGATCTTCGGATACTGATGAAAAGAAACCACAGAGCAAAACAACAGCGCAGAAACGCTGGAACAAATTCAAGTAAAAACAGGAGGAATGAATCATGCCAAATCTTAATTACGCAGAAGTATGGAACCCCGAACTCTTGGAGATAAGGATCCAGGAAACACTGTCAAGTCCGTTCATCACACAGAACGTTAGGTGGCTTGACGCAAAGACTTTCCACTTCACACAGATGTCAACATCAGGCTACAAGAGCCACAACAGAAACGGCGGCTGGAACACAGGTAAGTATGTTCAGACGGACGTGCCTTTCACACTCACACACGACCGTGATGTTGAGTTTCTTGTGGATAAGGCTGACGTTGACGAAACGAACTCATCAGCGTCTATCAAAAATATCTCAGAGGTATTTGAGAAAACACAGTCTGCTCCAGAAACGGACGCTCTGTTCTTCTCAAAGACAGCTCAGAGAGCGGCAGAGCTTGAGGGCTATCACTCATCAACAGCCGCTTCATCATACACAAAGGGTAACGTGTTCGATAAGCTCAAAGGCTTTCTTTCAGCAGGCAAACTGAGAAGATACAAGTCTAACGGCTCGCTCATTATGTATGTGACTTCCACAATTATGGACCTGCTGGAGCAGTCTGACAAGTTCACGAGAAAAATCGAAATGACGCAGATCGCAGAGGGAGGACTTGGTCTTAGAACAAGAGTGACCGACATTGACGGAGTGCCTATCATGGAGGTCATTGATGATGAGCGTTTCTATGACCGCTTCAATTTTGACCCTGAGGACGGCGGCTTTGAGCCTTGCGCTGCAAGCTATGTAAAGACCGCTGATACTGATATCGTGAGCGGCAAGGAGTATTACACCGAATCAAGCGGTTCTTACACTAAGGTATCAGGCACACCGAGCAAGTCTGCACTTGATACATATTATGAAAAGGTCGCAGGCTCACACAAGATAAACGTGCTTATCGCAACACCTGAGACCACAAAGATAGTGCCTAAGATCAACAGCATTTACAGCTTTGCTCCGGGCGGACACACAGAGGGTGACGGCTGGCTCTATCAGAACAGAGCGTTCTCAGATGTTTTCACTTTCCCGAACGGCAAGGGCGGAAAGATAGACAGTATTTACGCTGACGTTGACACAGCAGAGTACAGCGAGTAAGGGGTGAGGGATATGTACCTCACCTCTACTGAGTTTTGCAATATCTGTCCTGAGTGTGATATCTCCGAAGAACAGTTCTCGGCTATTCGGCAAAGAGCTGAAAGCGATATCGACACGCTGACTTTCAACCGCATAACAGCAGAGGGCATTAACAGCTTCACAGACTTTCAGAGAGAGCGTATAAAGCGTTCCACAGCCTTGCAGATGAAATTCATCTATGACAATTCGGAGCTGTTAGAAAGTCCTCTGAGCGCTTACAGCATAAGCGGAGTTTCAATGTCATTCGATAAGTCAAAGGTGGTATCTCTTGACGGCGTTATCACAACACGTCAGGTCTACAATGTGCTTATGCAGACAGGACTATGTTACAGGGGGCTGATGTGATGAAGTTTCCTCAGCTTGTACCTGAAAGGGTATGCAAAACGCCCTGTAAGGTTTATCGAACGGACGGACTTAATCGTGACGGCTCAAAGAAGCAGACGGTCATATTTGAGGGCAAATGCTTTCACTCTGAGAAGTCAAGGCAGAAATTATCCGCAGAGAAACAGCTTATAACCTTGTCAGGCGAGGCTCTTTTCTGCGGAGATATCGCCCCTGATAACGCTGTTATAGAGGGCTATGCGGTCATAGGCGGCAGGACGTACAAGATATATGGTTCTGAGAAAGCCAAAGACCCTGACGGCAGGGTGAATTACACAAGATTGGAGCTGATATAATGGGCATTGAAATAAAGCTTGATATGCAGGCGATAAAGGCTATCGAAGACGCTGCTGTGAAGTCTGCTGAGGTGGCTATGGAGCAGGTGAGGGCAGACCTTGTGAGTGCTCAGACAATGCCGTTCGATACAGGCGATATGCAGAATAATCAGACCTTTGTCCACGCTGACGAAAGCGGTGCAAGTCTTGTGACAGGCTCTCCGCAGGCAAGACGTTTGTACTATCACCCTGAGTATCATTTTCAGAAAGACAATAACCCTAACGCAGGTGCGGCTTGGCTTGAACCATATATCACAGGCAGTAAAAAGGACCTTGCCAAGAACGAGTTTGTGGCAGAGTTCAAAAAGAGGACAGGCGTATGACTTTACTTAACATAGCGGATATGCTGAGCGATATCCTTGACTTGCAGGACGTGTATGCAGGCACTATTGACGGCAACCTTGATAAGTGTATAGGCGTGTACAACGCAAAGACCTCAAAGCCGCAGCGTATCTGCATAGGCGGAAAAGCCTGCACAAAAACACTTGAAAAACATATCTCGGTGCTTATTCATTGGACTGATACTCCCACGCAGGCAGAGATAAAGGCTCAGAGCGTTCTTGATATCCTATCCGATATACGTCAGCATAAGGCTGACGACTTTATGGTAAAGTATCTCGAATGCAAAGAGCCTGTTTCTGTTGGCAGAGACGAGCGAGGCGTGTGTGAATATGTTATCGAGGCAACAGTATATTACGAAAGGAATGAATGAGTATGGCAAACACAACAGGAGTTTATCCCGTTTATGAAAACCAGTTCAAGATAGACAAGACAGGCGGCGACGGCTCGACAGAGAGCAATCTTGTGACTATTGCCGATATGGAGAGCTTTTCAGTATCCATTGACGGCAATATCGAGGAGTGGAAGCCTTTTGATCAGCAGGGCTGGACAAGACGTCTGCTCACTGGTAAGTCTATCACTATCAGTATCTCAGGCAAGAGAAACGTCGGTGACGCAGGCAATGACTACATCGAGAGCCTTGCACTCAAAACAGGTGCTGCGGCGACCACAATCCTTGTGTGGAACTTTCCAAGCGGAGCAAAGCTTGTTATCAAGGGCGTTGTCAGCGTAACAGAATGGGGCGGCGGAGATTCGACAGCAGTCGCACCGCTTGCGTTCGACTTTGCTTCCGACGGCAAGCCTGAGTTTACAGAGGCGACAGCGTAAGAACACAGACAAAACAGGGGAGCGTTCAAAGCGCTCTCCTACTTTTATATATCAGAAAGGATAATAGCTATGGCAAAGATGTATACACTCGACAGCAAGCTTCTTACAGGTACACCTGAGATAAGAGTAGGCGACAAGGTCTACCCTGTGGACGACAGGCAGAAAACTGTCAAGAAGATACTTGACATCTGCGACAAGAACGCCGAAAAGAAAGATCTTGATATGATAGACGAGGTTTTCAAGCTTGCGTTCGCACCAAAGGACTACAAGGAGATAGAGGCAATGAATATGCCTTGGGTAGCATATCAGCAGCTTTTCACTCTTGTTATCTCAGCGGTAACAGGCGAGGACGCAGAAAAGACAGAGGCTCGATTTCCACAGGAAAACGCAGAGTAAGTTTGAAGAAAGCTGGTACGATCTTGACTATGACCGAGAGCTTATCATACAATCCATTGCAAAGCAGTACAATATCCTGCCCTCAGAGCAGGAAAATCTGCATTACAGCGATTGGTACAGGCTCGTTGCAGGGCTTATGCACGATACGCCGCTGGGTCAGGTCGTTCGTATCAGGAGCGAGGACAACAAGGACATCATAAAGAATTTCGACAGGTATGAAAAGCAGATACGCTCAGAGTGGACGGCGTTCAGAAACCAGAAAGCAAAGGAAACGTTCACGGAGCAGGACAAGATTGAAACTGCGAGATACTTTGAAAGGCTGTTCAAGGGAATGTTCGGAAAGGCAGGTGATAAGTAATGGCAGACGGAGCAAGCGTTGGTGTTATATCTCTTGACCTTGTGATAAAAAACAAGGTGCAGGAGCAGCTTGACAAGATATCTGCAAGCATACAGAACGGCTTTTCAAAGCCAGTAGAGCAGGCAGAGAAAGCTGTTGAGAACGCTATGGATAAGACCGCTAAAGCCATAGACGAGGGCTTTGGCAGTGCGTCGGAGATCGCTCAGAAGAGTATGCAGGAAGCTGTTGAAAAGGCAATGGCTGAGTATGATAAGCTGGGTAAAAAAGCGCAGGAAGCGGCAGGACAGACAGATAATATCAAGCCTAAAACTGTTCAGGTGAACTATGACCCTGAGTATGACACTACAAAGGTCGAAGCTGAGGTCAATGAACTAACTGATAAGATAGTTCAGAAAATGCAGGACAAGACTAAATCAAGTTCTGCGAAAATAAGTCAGACAGCGGCGGAAACGGCAAACAAGTCAGCCGAAAGCGTTTCAGAGCAGACAACAAAAATGGACGATATTATCGCAGGCTTTGCTGAAAGTGCCGTGCAGAAAATAAAGACTGTTGCAGGCAGGATAAAAAGCGGTATCGGCTCAGCTGTCAGCTTTGCAGGCAAGGCGGTGAAGTCAACTCTTGGAGGGGCTTTTAGGACAATGCGTTCGGCAGGCTCAAAGGCTGTTGACGCAGTTAAATCCAAATTCAGCAGGCTTAAAACAACTATCGACAGCACTTCAAAACCGCTGAGCAAGTTTACTCATTCGCTCAAATCTGCGGCAAAAAGAGTGTTCTTAATGGCAGGCGTGCTTGTTTTGCTGAAAGGAATACGTTCCGCTGTTGCAAACGCTGTTTCAGGCAATGAAGAATTTGCCAAGTCCTTAAACGAAATAAAAGCAAACCTTACCATAGCTTTCACACCGATAATGAACACAGTTATGCCGTATCTCAATACGCTTATGACGGGCGTAGCGACGGCGACAAAAACTGTGGCGGCGTTTATCTCTGAGCTTTTCGGCGCCACCTATCAGAAGTCCTTGCAGGCGACAAAGCAGGCACAGAAGTCAGCGGAGAAGATAAAGAAAACTCAGGACACTTACCTTGCGGACTTTGACGTTGTAAGAGTTGCACCGGATCAGAGCAAGTCCGATACAGACAGTTCAGAGGGCGGCATTGATTACTCAGCCATAAACGGCGACAACGTTCAGCTTCCTGATTGGGCGGAGCGTATGAAAGACGCCATTAAGTCGGGTGACTGGGCAGGAGTAGGCTCTCTTGTGGCTGAAAAGGTCAACGGAGCTTTCGCATACATCAACTGGGACGGTATTCAGAAAAAGCTGAATAGCTTTGTGGATAAGCTTACAGACGGTCTGAACAGCTTTATTAACGGCGTTGATTGGACAGGACTTGGTGACAGCTTCGGCGGCGGTATAAACATAATTTTTGGCGCAGGATACCGCTTTATGAAGAAATTCGATTGGGCAGGCTTTGGCAAGGGTACGGCAAAGTTCTTGAACGGCGGTATCAAGAAAACAGATTGGTCGCTTATCGGCAAGACCCTTGCTTCAAAATGGCAAGCTATCATCGACTATCTTTATTCGTTCGTTACCACCTTTGATTGGTCGGGCTTTGGCTCGTCCATAGGCACTTCTGTGAACGGCTGGTTTGATGAGATTGATTGGGGCAAGGCAGGAACGACTATCTCTGAGGGCGTGAAAGGTCTGCTTGATACGGCAATAAACTTCCTGCAAACTGTAAATTGGCGGGGCATAGGCGAAAAGCTGTGGACGTTCATTTCTACAATAGATTGGAGCGGCATTGTCACAAAGCTTTTCAAGGCGATAGGCTCAGCCATTGGCGGTGCGGTATCGGTGCTGTGGGGCTTTATCAAGGACGCTGTTTTCAGTATCCGTGACTACTTTACGGAGAAGATACAGGACTGTGGCGGTAATATCGTTGAGGGGCTTTTCACAGGTATCGTTGACGCTTTCAAGGGCATAGGCAAGTGGTTCAAAAAGACCTTTTCAGACGCTTTCGGAGGCGTAAAGACCATTCTCAACGGCATTATAATGTTCGTAAAAGGCATTTTCACAGGTAGCTGGAAGAAGGCTTGGCAGGGTGTAAAGAAGATCTTCAAAGGCGTGTGGGATACGCTTTACAGCGTTGTGAAAGCACCTATAAACCTAATTATCGGTGCAGTAAACAAAATGACCAGTGCTATTGAAAGTGCGGTCAACTGGATAATCGACGGCATTAACAGCCTGAGTTTTGATGTGCCTGATTGGGTGCCTGGCATAGGCGGAGAAACCTTCGGTTTTGATCTTGATACAATAAGCATACCTGAGATACCAAAGCTTGCCACAGGCGGACTTGCGACAGCACCGACCCTTGCAATGGTGGGCGATAACAGGAACGCAAAGGCAGACCCGGAGGTGATCTCACCTCTGAGCAAACTGCAAGGTATGCTTGATAACGGCAAGCTTGACGAGGTGTTAAGGGTGCTGAACGCTATACTTGATTGGCTGAAAGCTTATGACCCTGTGTTCTTCGGAACAGTTGACAGCAAGGTGCTTTTCAAGTGTATGCAGGACAGCAACAATCAGTATAAACGTAAGACGGGAGTGAGTGCATTTTGACAGGAACATTGCTAAAGATAAACGGCGTGTGGGTGACAGATCCTGACCCTGATAGCTGGAGCCCTGTAAACTGTTACGAATGGACGGCAGGTTCAGGACGAGTGAACACAACAGGCCTGTTTGTGGGTGCGAGAAAGTTCTGCAAATACAAATTGCCCTGCAAGTGGACAATGCTTCCTGTCGCAGATTCAGCCGAGATACAATCCCTTATCGAGGACGGACCCGACTTTGCAGAACTGGAGTTTTGGCACAATGGCAAGTATTATTCTATATCCGCCAACGCAAGCGACTATGTACCGCAGGGGCTTGTCAGACTTGACGGTGGTGAGTATTACAAGAGCTGTACTGTCACATTTGCAGAACGTTAGGAGGGCATATGTACACCATAGCAAGCAATGAGATAACAAGCAGGATAGAGAATTACAAAGCCTTGTGGGGTATGTGGATAGAGGACGCTCAGAGTGAAGCACCTGTGGCATATGACGGCATTCAGAACGTTCAGACGGACATTCAAGCAACCTCTCTGAGTGATGATATAGAGCTTGGAGCTGTCTGTTCTCAAAGTGTGACGGCGGAACTGGTTGACGACGGAACTAAGTATCTTGGGAATGAGTATGTTTTCAGTTTGTATACAAAGGACGCAACTTCATCTGATACAAATGACGAAAAAATACCAATGGGGCGTTTCACCTGCGTAAAATCAAAGAAATCGGGCGGCAGTGTCCAGCTGACAATGGCGGACAGGCTGTACTTTTCGGATAAGTCATATGTACCTCACATACCTATGCCGAACTGGAATAAAGCCGTTGAAGACGACATATGCAGACAGCTTGGTTTGCAGAATGGAAATGATTACACAGAGGTGCGACTACTGCGTGACAAGAACGGCAGAAGGTTGATAGATAAGAACGGCAAGGTGCTGTACTCAAAATACTTTTACTTCAAGGTCAGCTCAGTACCGAAAGACGTGACCATGCGCCAAATGTTGTCCTATCTGGCTTCTGCTCAGGGCGAGTTTGGGTATGTTGACAGGTACGGAAAGTACGTCCGAAAGTGGTATGGCAAGAGTGTGAAAACATTGGACAACAATACGATAGACCTGCCTACTCTTAGCGAACGACAAAACGTTATCGTGGGCATTATCTGCAAAGTCGGTGAAGATGTAACGCTGTCGCTTGGCGTGACAGATACAACACAAGGACGTGTGCTAGAGTTTGAAAATCCGTACATGACAGAGTCTTTGCTACAATCTCTGTGGCGCAGGATAGGTGGATTTTCGTGGTATACCACTGAGCTATACCACAGACTTGGTGACCCACGTTTTGACATAGGTGACGTGGTGACCTATGTCAGCGGTGCAGACAGCTATGATATACCGATAACAAATCTTGGTTTTAACTTTGACGGAGGACTTTCAGCAGACATTTCTGCGGTAGGTCTGAGCGTTGAAGAACAGCTTTAAGGGGGCGAGATAATGGCTGATGTAAATTTGACACAGGATATCACTGAAAACGATTATCCGATGCAACACGCAGGTGAGGAAATCGATGAGATACTGAGCCGAGCCGGCAAGATACACTATGGCACTGTGGAACACAAGATGACGAAAGCGAATCCACTGATGCAGATACCGCTTGGACTGACCTTTGCACCTAAACAGGTAATAGCAACGCTACGGCAGACAGGCGCACCAACACCATATCAGAACTACTGCACCCATGTTAGTGGTTCGGGAAAGTCGTACTATCTGAACGTCTGCATGGGAGCTAATAACGGGTCAACAGTGGAAAACGTGCCAACAGGAACATACTATGTTGATTATATTGCAATAGAGTAAAGAGGGGTGATTAAATGACGATAACATTAAATGCAGATTATGACGTAACACTGAACACTGCCCTACTGGGCTACGTTGGTGAAACAAACGCCCGCCCTGTATCGGTCGAAGGACTGACAGTAGACGGAGCAGACCGCTATGTGTTGACTATCGACTATGGCGACGGCGTTCAGTACGAGGTCGATATCACAGGCGGACAGTGGACACCAACGGCAGATATCTTGCGGTCAGCGCAGACAGTCAGCTGTCAGATAGCGGCGAAGAAGCTGTCTGGCGACGAGTATATTTTAGTTAAAAAATCACGAATTTTCCGTCTGCGAATAGGGGCGGCTATCGGTGATACAGCTATCCCGTCACCAAGTGTGGCAGCTGACGCACTGGATAAGATAGATGCCATAGGCAGACAGGCACACGCAGATATGCAGACAGCCGTCACCGCTGCAGAAACAGCGACAACAGCGGCTGAAAACGCTGAGAAATCAGCTACCACCGCAGGAGTATCAGCCGATACGGCAACGCAGGCGGCAAGCCGTGCTGAAACCGCAAAGACAGCGGCTGAAACGTCCGCAACACAGGCAGAAACCGCCAAGCAGGGTGCAGAAACCGCACGTGCTGAGGCAGTCAAGTCTCAGAATGATGCCAAGGTATCAGCAGCTCAAGCATCAACGGCAGCACAGCAGGTCGAAGCCGACAAGACAATAACGGCAGGATATGCCAAAACTGCCAAAACTAATGCAGACAGCACTGCGGCAGACAGACAGGCGGTGCAGACGTTGGCAGAACAGGTGACAGCTGACAAAACTACAGTGGCAGAAAACGCCACTAAGGTCGCAGAGGACAGAACAGCCGCTGAAACTGCCGCACAGACAGCACAGGCGGTGGCTGACAGCCTGCCTGAGGATTACGTAACGGCAGTTGCAAAGATAGCTGAGAATACTGCTGAAATTTCTGCTGTGAAGCTGACGGACAAAGAACTGAAAAGGCGTGTGGACGCACTGTATTCCATTGGTCAGGGTATCACGCACCAGTTTGAAACTGACAGCAATACGGCATATGCTAAGACTGTGCCTACAGGCGGTAAATTGATGTCGGTTAAGTCGGTGGGCGGTAGGTCGATTGTTTGGAATCAGTTGATATCACAGATTGTCGAAAAAACATCTAATGGTATTGCAACTACAAAAGTTGATAGCAAATCGCTGCATATCAGTGGCACGTCTTCAGCGGTTTGTTTTATACCGATATCCCCGGTACAAACCGGAATTTCAAATCATAAATATTTATTCCATTCGCACGCCAGTGATACTACTGCGCTGTCTAGTGGTACGGGTTTTTACAACGATAACGGCGGAAATAGGTGGCATGAATACGGCAAAGGCATAATATTTACAATGGATGGAAATGGTACAATTGCAATTGCGTTCCGTGTAAATTCTAATATAACTGTAGATTTTTCAATCACGCCACAGATTTATGACCTCACCGCCATGTTCGGAAGCGAAAACGAACCCACAAGCGTGGAAGAATTTGAGGAAATGTTTCCAGCCGATTACTACCCATACTGTGCTGGGGAGGTTGTCAGTGCTGGGGTTGAGAGCGTTGTGGAGCAGGGACGAAATTTGTGGGACGAAGTATGGGGAGTTGGTTCGATTAACGCATCTAGTGGCAATGACGAAGGTTCAAAAGAGGCTATATATTCAAAAAACTATACGCCAATTATACCAAATTCAACCTATATCTTCGTGTACGCAGGTAGTGCCAAAATTGAAAATGTGAAAACCAGATTTTATGACCATAACAAAAAGTACATTGGCTATAACGACAACAACGGGCAAATTGTCTACCCAAACAAAGCATTTATAACCCCATTAAACGCATTCTATGTTCGTTTTACGCTTCCGCCAGACTATGGCAATGTTTACAAAAATGATATAGCATTGATAGCTGATAGTTCGGGAACCTACGTCCCATATCACCGCAACGAACACCCAATCCCCGAAGCAATCAAGGCACTGCCTGGCTACGGCGTTGAGGGGAATGCGGTAGACTATGAGGCTAAGACCTATACGCAGAACAACACTGTTGACGGAACGGAAGTCAAGGCGTTAGATACACCTATCGTAACCGATATATCAACCCTGATACCAGATGATTTCCTGCGAAACATCGAGGTCGAAGCAGGTGGTTCAGTGACATTCAAAAACAGCAATGACAACTATCGCATACCAGTGCCGTCAGAAGAAGAGTATGTTGTGAAGCTGAGTGAAGTGGGAGGTAACGTATGACGGATTTACAAAAGAAAATGGCTGACAAACTGGGGCTGACCCAAGAAGATTTTGAAAAACCTACAGTGACCGAGCAGGACAAAATAATGGCACAAGTGCTATACACAGCTGCTATGACAGGCACGCTGATAGGTGAGGAGGGCGAGTGATGTATTACAGCATTATTAAACGTTTCTATGATCTGGGCGTGTATTCGCTGGCAAAGGTCAAAGATTTTGTCAAGGCAGGCGTTATTAGTTCGGAGCAGTTCAAAGAAATCACAAAGGAGGTATACCATGAAGCAGAAGTTATCAAAGCTCATTGACGTAAAGTCCATTGTAACGCTGTTCTTGACAGCGGTGTTTTGCGTGCTGGCACTGCGCCGCACGATTTCAGCAGAGCAGTTCATCACAGTTTTTACTGTGGTGATATCGTTCTACTTTGGCACGCAGTCAGCCAAAAGAAAGTCAGGTGATGACGAGTGACGGAAGCAATTATCGTTGCACTGATAACAGCTGCTTCGGCGGTAGTGTGTCAGCTTGTCATAGCATCTAACAGCCGTAAAACTATGCAACAGGCGCAGTATGATAGCCAAAAGCTTATCGAGTACAAGATAGACAAGCTGTCTGAGCGTGTGGACAAGCACAATTCCGTTATTGCACGGACTTACAAGCTGGAGCAGGACTATGCTTTGATCGACGAGAAAATCAAGGTGGCTAATCACAGGATTGATGATTTAGAAAGGAAGTAATTTTTATGGCAAAGACATTTAAGGGCATTGACGTTTCACAGTATCAGCAGAGCGTTGACTTCAAGAAGGTCAAGGCTTCGGGGGTCGATTTCGTTATCATTCGTGCAGGCTTCGGCAAGTACGCTAATCAGAAAGACCCATATTTTGAGAAAAACTACAAGGCGGCAAAGGCGGCAGGGTTGAAAGTCGGTGCTTACTGGTATAGCTATGCGGCGAGTGTCGAGGACGCAAAGGCTGAGGCTCAGACCTGTATCAACGCTATCAAGGGCAAGACGTTTGAGTATCCGATATACTTTGACCTCGAGGAGCGTTCACAGTTCGCAAAGGGCAGAGCATTTTGCAACAGCCTTGTCAAGACTTTCTGCAATGCACTTGAACACGCAGGCTACTGGGCAGGACTGTATATCAGCCGTTCGCCTTTACAGCAGTACATATCTGCCTACGTCGCTAAGAGATATGCTCTTTGGGTCGCTGAGTACGATTCACGCTGCAACTTTAGCGGCACTTATGGTATGTGGCAGTACAGTTCTACTGGCAGAGTCAGCGGTATCAGCGGCAATGTTGATATGGACATCTGCTATGTGGACTATCCTGCGAAGATCAAGGCGGCAGGGCTGAACGGCTTCAAGAAGACCAACAGCTCGACCACAAAGCCGTCTGCAAGCCACGCCAAGAAGACAGTGACTTATACTGTGAAGCGTGGTGACACACTCTCGGGCATCGCACGGCGCTACAAGACCACTGTTGCGAAGCTTGTCAAGAACAATGGTATCAAGAACGCTAACCTCATTTATGTGGGGCAGAAAATTAAAATCAAGTAGGTAGTAAGACAGCCGTCTCGGACTTTTATGGGTCTGAGGCGGCTGTTCTTATCGTTATACTATTGACCATCGAACATTGCATTAATATTCATTGGTGGCATTACTATTGGTTCTATTCCTGGTTGTGAAGTTATCAATGTGAGTTCACTCCTCAAATAAGGGAATAAAATAGACACGGTATTTTTATTCATTATTGATTCTCTTAACAAATCATTACTGCATTCCAAACTGAAATTTCCACAAAGTTCAATAATTATATGAAAATCAGAATCGTTCATTGACGTAACTGTTAGTTTTAATTTAGTGCAAAAAACTGATTCATCAGATGTTTCAACTTCTTTTTTTAAGTTGAAATTCAACTCATCAATAGGGCACTCATTTGGATTTACATATTCAACTTGTGTAAATTTAATACTTAATGATTTTAAGATACTGTGCTGTTTCTGCGAAAGTTCCATATAATCCTCCTATAATCTATGAAGCCAATAATTCAGTTGAATCGTCTACTAAATAGTATTCGTCAAATAATTCCATAGCGGTTAGAAACAAAACATCATTCTTGATGCAACCGCTCTTATCAATTACACAACCACCTCGACCTTTGCATACTTCAGAGTAACCAATACCATTAAGTTCGGCAATAGATTTTATCATTTCTTTACTTATCATATATAACCCTCCATACTAAAATCTGCAGCAAGACGTAAGTTTTCAATTATACTCTTATCATACACACATATTTGAGTTTCTATGCCAGACATTAAAAGAAAATTAGTTTTGTGATTAGACGAAAATTGCATATCCATACAAAATGAACACATAATACCTGCAATTTGAAATTGATTTGCGAAAGAATCAAATGTAAAACATCTCTTTCTTTTGGTAACTTGAATACTAAAGTCTTTTGAATTTCTATTCAATCCTTTTGTAAAATCTAGACATATTCCATCGCTTTTTATCATTTTGTCCAAATCAAGGGCAAACTTTTTAAACTTTCTCAGATGTGCTGAATCTTCAAGATTGTATAACTTCTCTTTATTCATGTCAGCCACAACAACGTCATAATTTGTTTTATACTTTTTACTTTTACTTACTGCCCATCGTTTGGCTTCTTCATAGCAAGGATAAAAATATATTCCGTGACCAAGCCAATGATCATCACTATCTCTGCGCTTCGGATCCATAAATCCATTGTCAACTATGTCAAAAGCCCATTCTTTCAATGTACCATGAAATACATTTATATAATTAAATTTCAAAAAATCACCTTGCTTTTAAGCAGACTGTATAACTCCTGTCTCTTATACACATCTGACGCTGCCGAC